ATATTGATGCTTTAAAGATAAAAAGAGTACGAAAAGTAGATAAGGATATAACCAAAAAAGGTTCACCTACTATTAAAGTACTAGAAGATTTTTATGTATATAGTGAGGGAGGAGCAATTACCTCAAGTTCACAAAGTGCAGTCGGTGGAACTCTTAAAATTACCGCTGATGCGATTGCAAATTGTCCTTCAGGACTGTTTGATCCATCTAAAGCATTAGTACGTTCTTATCTACATAAAGCAATTAAGCCTGTCAATCAACTTAGAATGATTGAAGATGCGGTAGTAATTTATCGTATTGCAAGGGCTCCAGAACGAAGAATTTTCTATATTGATGTTGGAAATCTACCTAAAGTAAAGGCAGAACAATATCTAAAAGATGTGATGAATCGTTACCGAAACAAGTTGGTGTATAATGCTGCAACTGGTGAGGTAAAGGATGACCGTCAACAGATGAGTATGTTAGAGGATTTCTGGTTGCCACGAAGAGAAGGTGGTAGAGGAACAGAAATTACTACATTGCCAGGAGGTTCAAATCTTGGTGAAATTGATGACATACTATATTTTCAGAAGAAATTATATCGATCATTAAATATCCCTATCAGTCGTTTAGAGACTGAGAGTGGTTTTAGTATGGGTCGAGGTGCAGAAATAACAAGAGATGAAGTAAAATTCACTAAGTTTGTTCAGAAGCTGCGAAGAAAATTTAATGTTCTTTTTAATAATATCCTTAAAACACAATTAATACTCAAGGGTGTTGTTGCTGAAGAAGATTGGTTAAGTATTAAAGATAATCTTTCATATGAATATATGAAGGATGGGCATTATGCAGAAATGCGAGATATGGATCTATTGAAAGATCGTTTAGATGTCCTAAATACTATAGAACCATTTATTGGACAATATTTTTCTAAAAGATATGTTCAAAAACAAGTATTCAGAATGTCAGATGATGAGATAGAAACTATGCAAAAAGACATGGATTCTGAACCAGAGCCTGAAGATGATGAAGATTTATAATAACAACTTGGAGATAAATTATGAGTGAATTACCAAATATGATTTCAGCAGTAGTTGGAGACAACAAAATTGATGCAGAATCACATTTTAAAAATACAATAGCACAAAAAATAGGAAGTGCATTAGATTTAAAGCGAGTAGAAGTAGCGAATTCTTTGATAAAGGGACAATCTAATACTTCAGTAGAGAACTCTGCCGATGAAGAAATTTAAAGAATTTAATACATGGGTTGTAGAGAAGGATGAACATAAGAAATCATCCACCTATAAAAAACTTACACCGAAAATGAAAAAGGCGGTTGATGATGTCTTTGATACAATGGAAAAGAATCCAGGCGACTTTTTAAGTACATTTGATAAGAATGTAGAAAAGGTTGCTAAAAAACAGGGTGTAAAGGTTAAAGATATTATGAGTTATTTTGATAAAGAAATGCTAACAATTTAGGATAAACTATGGCAAATACAATTACAAACTCACATGGAAGAAGTGTTTTACATATAGACACTACTGATGCGGAAATAACATTAGCAGAACTTACAGCCTCTGGTGAAGCTACTGTAGTATCAGCTCAGATTGTTGATATTTTTTGGCAAACCGCAACTTCAATTACAATAGATAGAGGTGGTACTGCTGTTCATGCATTTACAGGTACAGGACATTGGAACTTAGGTTTTGCTGGGACTGTTCTGGCAGGATTGGGTACAGCTGATCTTGGTATTACATTATCAGGCGATTCATATGCCGTTATTGTTATACACAAATCATATTAATAGAGGGACAATATGAAATTAATCACAGAAATGTTTGATAATTTTGAAGTTCTTACTGAAGGTAAGAATGGTAAAGATTTGAAAATCAAAGGGGTTTTCATGCAGGCCGAGACTAAAAATCGGAATGGTAGATTATACCCTCTTAATATTTTAACAAAAGAAGTTACTCGATATAATAAGGAACTAGTTCAGCATAAACGAGCTTTCGGAGAATTAGGACATCCAGAAGGGCCTACGGTCAATTTGGATAGGGTTTCACATTTAATCGAAGAACTATATCCCGAAGGTAATAATATCATCGGGAAAGCAAAGATTCTTGACACACCTAACGGTAAAATTGTTAAAGAACTGCTAAATGCAGGTGCAAAACTTGGAGTCTCTAGTAGAGGAATGGGTACACTTGAAAAGAAGGGTCAAACTAACGTAGTTAAAGATGATTTTTATCTTGCAACAGCAGGAGATATTGTCGCTGATCCATCTGCACCAGAGGCGTTTGTGGAAGGAATAATGGAAGGGAAAGAGTGGATTTGGGATAACGGAATTCTTAGAGAAGAAGAAGTTGCCCGTATTCATAGAGTCGCTTCCGCAAATAAGGCTAGTAAAGCCTTTGAAATGTTTCTTTCAAAACTCTAATATTATAAATATAATTAATCAAAACTTTACAAGGAGACTAAATATGTCTGAAGAAACTAAAGAGATGGATGAATTGGAAGAAGCGGACAAAAGTACTGCTAAAGTCAATAAGATTGATCATGGTGATGATGAACAAAAAGATCCAAATCATGACAAAGCAGTTGCAAAAGCATCTGAAAATAAATCCAAAGGAAAAGCTGAAGCTGCAAAGGTAAAGGCCGAATCTAAAAAAGTCAAAGAAGAAGATGACGAAGAAGAAGATGATGACGATGATTCTGAAGAAGGTGAAGAACAGGTTAAAAAAGAATCTGTTACACCTAAACTCAAATCTGAAATCCTTCAAGGACTAGTTGACCATATGAAAGGTCTGAAAAAAGAAGATCTTTCTAAAATGTATGGAGCTACTGTTCTAGGAGAAGAGGATGATGAAGAGGATGATGAAGATGATTCTGAAGATGAAAAAGAAGAATCAAAGAAGGTTAAAGAATCTATTGACCAAAAAATTGAAGATTTAGATGTCTCACAAGATGTTGAAGCTTTGATTGCAGATGAAGAACTTTCTGAAGAATTTAAAACAAAAGCTGCAACAATCTTTGAAACTGCTATCAAGTCTAAAGTTCGTTCTGAATTGGAAAAAATTCAGGAAGAAAACGACAAGCAAATGAAAGAACTTGCAGAAACCTCAATGACAAGTATGGTTGAGAAAGTCGATGACTATCTTAATTATGTTGTTGAACAATGGATGACTGATAACGAACTTGCTATTGAGCGTGGGCTCAAAGGTGAGATCGCAGAAGATTTCATTAGTGGTCTGAAAGGATTATTTGAAGATCACTATATCGATGTTCCAGATGAGAAGTATGACATCTTGGAAGCCAACTTATCGAAAATCGAAGAGTTGGAAGATAAATTAAACAAACAGATGGAAGAAAATGTTCAGTTGAAAAAGGCAAAGGGTGAACTCGTAAAAGAGTCCATGATTGCCGACATTGCTGATGGGATGACTGATACCGAAACTGAAAAGTTCCAAAGTCTGGTTGATGATGTTGAGTTTTCCGATGAAGAGTCTTACAAAGAGAAACTTCAAACAATAAGGGAAAGCTATTTTGGTTCTGGAAAAGTAGAAGCTCAGGAAACTGAAGTTCTTACTGAAGAAGGTTCCGAAACTACCGAAGAAGTGTCTGACCAAATGGCAAAATATTTGACTGCTATTAAGAAAGATGAGTCTAGGTCTAAAAAATAATATCTGAAAAACTTTTTAAAGGAGTAATTTATGTATAATTCAGAAGCTCTACAAGAGAAGTGGCAACCAGTTTTGAATCATCCCGATCTACCTCAGATCACCGATTCTTACAAACGTGCTGTTACCGCTGTAATCTTGGAGAACCAAGAACGAGAAATGAATGAACAACGAAGCATGCTAAATGAGGCAGATACCTCAGTTGCTTCTGTTACAAACTGGGATCCAGTTTTGATTTCATTAGTTCGCCGAGCAATGCCTAATTTGATGGCATACGATATTTGTGGTGTTCAACCTATGAGTGGCCCCACAGGTCTAATTTTCGCAATGAAAGCAAGAATGGGCGATGGTGCAGTAGGTACTGCTGAAGCCCTTCATGATGAAGCTGATACTGCTGATTCAA